GCATCGGAGGCCCCTGCATTGGAGGACCCTGCATCGAAGCGGCCTGAGGAGATACAACCTGAGGAGATACAACCTGAGGAGGTGCAGCCTGAGGAGGTGCAGCCTGAGGAGGTGCAGCTAACATCTGCTCCTGTGGTTGAGTTACCTCTGAAACAAGATCAGGGAAGCCAGTACTTCCTAAATTTTGAAACCCAGTCCTGCCTCCAGACATATATCCTTTAAGGTATTGATCAGCTAATTGCTCTTCATCGACAGGAGGTGTTCCTTGTATCCACCCTGCTTCAGGGGGAGGCCCCCATCCACCTGAAGGAAATGTTCTGGTTTGCATTGTTACTGGGTTGTACCAACTCTCTTCTTGGTTATCCCCATACAAATCTGCAGGAGGAGTCCAGATATCTCCCGGCGAATATCCCTCTTTCTGCTTCTCCTCCCATGCCAATTCCATAAGTTCCTCTCTTGGCAACCTTCTGTTCACTCCAGTATCTATACTATAAGCCCGTGGTTCCTTTTCCTGACCTCCCGTTGGGGGTCCACCCGGCATTGTCCCTAGTGTATCCATGCTAAAAGCATTTTTACCTTCGCTGGTCAGTGGGTAAAGACCTGCATCTGCGGCAGCTATAAATGTAGGATTACCTGAAAATGCCTCTTTTATATCTGGCGGTTGTGCATCATTGAATTCTTTCTGTGCCACTTGGGCAGGACTTGGAGAAGTAGCAGCTACCTCTATATCCTGAAGAGTCATCCCAGAACCTGACCCTATCGGATTTGGCGAGACTCCATGTTGTGGTGGTAATGCAGCAATAGGATCAACAGGCTTAACATCCCACGGACTATCTGGAACAACTGGAGGCATGATCGGAGGTTCATCTGGATCAACCGAAGGCTGATCTGGATCAACTGGAGAAGGAGGCTCTGGATATTGATACTGTACAGGTGATGGCCTCCAGAAATTTTGCTGTGAATACGGATTAACCATATGCGGGACTGGACCTCCTGTACCAGCTGGAGGTGGAACGCTTTCGTCCGCAATACCTATCGGACCTGTTGGCGGAACATCTCCAGCGCCATAAAAACCGCGATAACCAAGACTTTCTGTCGGGCCGAATACAGGAGGTGCAGTCGGATACCGCCAGTCAAATGTAGGCGGACCTTCTGGAGTTGCCCCTCCATCTTGCGGAGGAAGTCCAGCCGTTCCAGTTCCCTCAACATCAGCAGCAGAAGGATTCAAGGTTGCAGGATCAAAATACATGAACTCACCCATAAATCCCGGTTGGTATGTCTGTGGCAGAAGATACTGTTGACGCTCTGGATATAAAGCTCCAGTTTCTCCGGGCGGGATTGTCCCTTGTCCAGTCCAGTCATATTCACCAGTGTAGTAATCGCTGTAGTCACTATCCATTGTGCCACCTGCAATTGCTCCACCACCATCCTGATATCCAGTGCGTCCACCGCTCTGGTAAAGTATCGGCTCAGGATGCATGGCAAAAAGCTTTCTTTTTCTTTCTTTCTTTTTTTCCTCTTCTTCTTCCAGCATTCGATCATATTGTTCTCTGGATTCCATCATAGCCGTAGGACCCATTCCCATAGCCATAGGAATATAAGCACTCGGCTGCGAAAGCCCAGCCATCAGGTTTTCCGCCTTGCCTAAAACTCCCGGCTGGTAACTGGGGTCGGCATAGGGACCGGTGTTTAAAGCTGTCTGCAAATTCTCATAAGGTGAACTGTCTAGGGCAGAGTATTGCATCCCCGCTCCTCTACCGATATCCGCAGCCTGAGCCTGAATTGAACCGGGTAGAGTTGAACCAAGTTGCTTTGCTAATTCCGTCTGTCCTGCTGGATTTAAAGTTGGAGCTTGATACGGTATTTGACCGTACCCACCACCAGCAGTGTGGGCAGAAATATTGGCAAATTCAGGATTAGCCAATAAGTCTGCAGTTGCTCCTTCTGTTAATGAACCCAGAGCAGCCTGTTCTGCACCAGCCCCTGAAGCCGCAGCCCCAGCCCCCTGCAGCGCACTACCGATTCCATAACCAGTAACACCAGCCAAAAGACCTTTCTTCAGGTCACCTGTTGCAGCCCATTGAGCCAGACCAGACCCAAGCGCACTAGCCCAAAGGGCGCTACTGCCAAACAAAGCTGGTCCAGCCATTGATCCAAGGAGTGGCGCAAGAAAAGCCCATGCCTCTGGTTGCCCTGTCTGTGGATTAACCGTTAGCGGCATCGCGGAAGATAGACCCCTGACTTCGGCAGGATTAACGTGCATTAACATGGAATCACCGTAACGACCCTGTCTGGCTACGTTTCTCGCTTGCTGTTGTAAACTTAATGTCATCAGATTGTCCTTAATACATACAAATTTTAAAACAAATATTTACTGGTAAACTTATCATTTAACTGGAGGCTTCATTCCATATCTCTTCAACATTTCTTCGTATAGTTTTTTGTCCCCACGAGCATAGTCCGTAAGCCACTTTGGAGTCATTGCCTGCCCCTGACTATGTCTGGCTAAAGAAGCCCCCATTCGACTCATATGGTTATCAGCAGCTATCGTCATTCTCTGAAAGTCAGCTGGACTCTGTCCACTCTGTCTGGCTAGTTGTGCATCCAGAATAGCATCATCAATCCTTGCCTCTAGGTTAGCAACAGCCTGCCTTCTGTTGGCTCCTCCAGCACCTTGGATATTCCTGTTTCTAATAACAGCCTCGGTAGCCTCATCCCATTGTTGATTAATATTAGCTGTCCTTCCGAATCTCCTGACTTGCGGTTGATTTACTTGATTTACTGTCCCGCCTCGCAGAGGATTTGCTCTATGAGGCCGTATATTTCGAGGTTGGGTAAAATCGCGTATTGCATTTATTGTTGCAAAGTCATCTCCTCTCTGCATTCCAGTAGCAGCCTTGCCTTTCGAAATTAATCTTCCCAATCCACCAAGCCCTGCAATAGCTGCTGCTGCCCCCGTACCCGCCACAAACTTTCTTCTGCTTATATTCGGAGTATCGCTCATTACAGAAGCTGGTCTAGCAGTCCTGTAAATACCCTGTCCAGCTTTAAGAAATGGTCTGAGATAAGGTAATCCAGCAAGCACTTGAAGACCGCCCCTAACAGGGTGTCCAGTTTTAAAATGTTCTGCAACACTTGGTATTTTCTCACCAGCCACCATTTCCTTAAAGGTAGTTTTCCTCCCCGGTGGTACTGGATATTTCCCACTAATATCAGCAGCAATTCCGGGAGGAGTCATCAACCCCCAGAACCATGCCTGTTGAAGTCCAGTAGGCATATTGGGCAGATTCCTCTTGCCACCCTCCAAAACAGCCTCATTTACATTACGCATCCTAGTTGATGCCGATGGCAAATTTGGTCCTAGGTCACCCGTGTATTCCGAAGTCGGAGATATCCTAGGCTGATGAATCCATTTCGGCTCAATCATGGCTTTCTCTGGATCATAAGATGACAAAAGATATCTCTGGACTGAAGGAGAGTATCCCCCAGAACCTGCCTGATAAATTTCTGCTAGATTAGGCATCGCTGTATACTTCCTTTAAAATCATTTTTCCCACGGCATCTTTTTCAGGTAATTAGCGTAGCCTTTTATATATTCATCTCTTGTACTCATCAACACACGCGGATCAAAATCACCCGCTCGTCTAGCCACTGGACTTGAAGATGAAGTACCCATAGGGACTTGTTCCGCTCTGCCACTAAACATACCAAACTCATCGGATATCAGATAGGCTCGCGAGTTCATTCGTCTTTGTGGTCCTATCACCCACTTGGTTTGACCACCATGATTACGCAATACTGTGCCACCCTTACCTACAACAAAAGACCCCATCTTATTAGAAATGACAGGCTGTCCACTTAAATTATATTGAAGAGTTTCTGGGAATCGGCCTTGCTCTTGATACAATTTAGAATGCGCCATTCTGGATTGTGGGGTCCAGCCTCCGGCGGGCGTAGCATACTTCTCGGATTTTGAGAAGCCCTCCCACTGTCGTGGTTCATCTGCAGCACTTATACCTTTAAAAGAACCCAATGGTTTTCCTATGTCGCCCCTGCCAGCAAGAGGTATTTTATCAAATTCGAATTCGGCGGCACGAGCTAATCTAGCCTCCTGAGGAGTATAAGGAGTTCTCTGATTTATAACTTTTCTGAACCTTGGATCAATATTAGAAACGAGTTCTAAAGCCTGCGTTTTTTGTGCTTTAACCAAAGCAGTTGCATTTGGAACAAAAACGGACCCAGATGCATCTTGAATCACTGGCACACCATGAATCTCAAAAAGTTCTACAGTGTGTTTTGGATTGTAATCAAGATTTGCTGTTGCTTTCGGTTTAAATCGACCCATCAAATGGAATCTTTCCAGTAACTCCAGATCAATTCGGCTGAAATCATGTGCAGTCAATCCATATCGATCAAGTTTCCCGGCATCCCACAAGTTATCCAAAAATCCTAATCCTTTGTGTTCCTGAGCAGTCAAACCAAATGTGTGTAAATTATCTGGATGATATTTCGCGAGAACAGAGCCTCCAGAATGAGGAACCTTTAATAAGGCGTTCCGATTTAAATGCAAAGGATTGGGTCGGTATTTCCTGTCTTTTGATAGCTTATTGATAACTCCCATAAATCCGTCTACATCCATACGGGTTGTTCCTGCAGCGGCTGTACTTGCAGGTCTTGAGACTTTTCCTATTCCGGATGCCAATGCGCCAAGACCTGCGGCTGTCAGACCTGTCTTTTCGAAGAACTCCCTTCTTGTCATTGGCATTCCACCGAGACCACCCGTACCCAGAGGAAGTTCTAGTTGAGCGGGACCCCTACCGGTTCGTGCCAGCATGGTCTGAGCGCCCCTCGCCACCAACGGAAGCCCGATCCCCAATCCTGCCTGTAATGCCGCTGTCCCCTTCTGCCCTTCTTTCCAGTGCTGCCTTATACTGGGAATCCTATTCTCTTTTTTAAACATATCCTTTATCTTTGTCGCTGGTATGGTTTCCCCTGTTTCTGGATCAACCCTTTCTCCTGCGGGTATATCTGGGGCATAACCACTTCCATACAAAGCTCCCAAACCCACCAAACCAGTGGTCCCTGTTACAGGAAGAGTGGCTGCATTCGCCAGCAACCATAAATTCTGAGCGGGGGTAAGCCCTTTAGTTGGAGTACCGAATGGAGCATCCCAGATCGACCCCCTCGGACTGGCATCAGGCTTCGGGTCCATTAAGGAAGGGCCTTGGGCATATCTCAAGCCTGACCTAGTCACTGGGACTCGGCCTTCCAGCATTGCGCGCTCAAACCTTTTACGGGGGATAAACGCTTCATTGATGCGGGGACGAAAACGTACTGGCCTTTTGTCTGATGACCTCTGTAACTCAGCAGCACCACCTACCTGATATCCGCGCCTGTTATCAGGCATAAGATAACTTTGAACCGAAGGGGAATATCCCCCGAAACCTACTGGATAAGCTTCTGCTAGGCTAGTCATGGGGAGAGTCCATACTTATCTTCATATTGTTTTTTTCTTTCCTCGAAGCTCCTATGACGGACACCCTTATTTCGCTTCAAGTAATCGGCATATACCAATCCATATATACGCTCCCACTCCTTTTTATCTTTTTCGGAGCCTCCTTCCAGTAATTTTGACTCGGCAAGTTCATAAGCTTGCCTGCCCCAAGCCTTATATAAAAGTGATCTCCACTCGGCATCAGTCATCGGTTCCTGTCTTGACAATTCCCTTGCATCTGCAGTTTTGGATGATTCCTGCTTTGCATCATTGAAACTGAACAAACCTCTTCTGGGTACTGTATATCCATGTTTCTTTACGGCATCAACTTCCGCTTGAATGAAAGACTTTCGGCCACCAGAAAGATGTTTCTTCAAAGACTTTTCTGCTTGAATCGGTGATATTTTCTCCGAACCACCCAAGGTAAGCTGCCATTGACCCACTGCTCTCCCCCACTCGTGTGGGGTAGAAGCCCTCCAAGCACCGAACTTACGATTCCATCGCTCTTCTTCATCAAATCTGCCTGCATGATGGGGGGTTGGTATAACAGTCGACTCCAATAGATTCACCCGAGGGAATTCCCCTTGTTGGCTTACATATCGATGCCTGAACTCGTGAGCTAATGAAGGAAGGCTTGCCTGCTTGTACATAACGATCTCATCTCCAGCTGGATCATATGGCTTTATCATAGGAATCCTAGTAGTTCCTATGCCTCTCTCTAATGTTTGCCGTTCAAGCAAATTCGCTTTATCTAAGTGTTTCTGCAATGTCGGATCGAGGGATTCACCTTCAGGCAATTCCCTCATTGCATCCTCGGCTCTTCTTTTGTATATCCCCAACGCATATTCCCTACCAATTGGATTGGTTCTCATCCAAGTATCAAGACCTTTCAGACCAATTCCTGTGCTTTGTTCTCTGCTTTTCGCTACCCATTTCCCATATTCCTCAGGCGTTCTCCCCCTAATGTAACTGGGATAGTGTTGCATATGCCGCTCTACGGGAACCTGATATTCACCAGCCCTTCTTTTCACTTCATATGGGCGAACAGTAACTCGTGACATATCGATAGCAGAACGACCATATGGCCCCATACGTTCAATGAGATCAGCTTCTATAGAAGCAGGAACATACGGATAACCAACGGATTCAGGCCATGTTGCGAGATCACGATCATTTGAAATTCCTAATTGCTGCTTCTGTTTTTGAATGGCTAGCTGCAGAAGACCACGATTTTCATACCCGAAAAGAGGGTCTTCGTGCGCTGGCCTGCCTTTCTCTTGCAAGTCCTTAAGATAAAGCTCAAGGTTAAGGTATTGATCTTTATACTTGTTAAAAGGCCCTTCAACAGGTAAACCCAAGTCATATAACTCTCTATTCTGTGCTTCAAACAGCCTTTTAAATCTAGCATCTCTACCAAACTGTCTTCTCTTTAAGGCTTCAATGTCCGAAGCAGTTGGTTGAGAAAGACCTGCCATCTTATCTCTCTTCCTTAGTCTCGCAGCCAAATAAATTAAAGGACATATCCACTGCAGATGCATACACCTTCAGTACGTCTGTTTGCCCCAGCGTCATTCCAATTACCATCGTCAAAGTGGTGTTCGCTGCTACAGACTTGTCATAAAACAAATACTGCTTGTCATGTGCTGATGCTCCAGCGACATGGACAGATAGCCTGAATGTAATCGCTGAACCAGTCCTGTTGCAGGCCACAAAACTGCTGATTGTGGTCTGGGTCAGGTTAGGAACTGTATAAAGGGTCGTAACCGTAGTTGCCGCCGTATCCACCTGCCCTAAAACCTTCAGAATATCAGTCATTTTTTGCACCCATCAATAAAAATTGATGTCTTCTTAAAGATTTACTGGTAATACTTTCTTGCATTCTCTGAAGACGGTCCATCTTGCTATTCATACTTTGTATGGCTTGTTCGATAGTTCTACGGGTTGTAGATTCATTGGTTAAATCGTACTCATCGCTTGGAATGGGCAGTGTTACATTTTTTATATCAGACATTATCTTTTTCCGTCTGGCCTCAATTCAAGCCTGAGATCACCAAGTCTCCACCCGTAATCACTGGAAGAATTCGATACTCTGAGTGCAAACTGCCTGCCACGCGCCCTAGTATTTGAAAATGTAGAAGCTGGAGTTACAGCAGTAGTGGATAATGTAGACAAGCTTTGCAATGGATAATCCCTGCCTTTAATAGTGAATGTTACTTCATTGGCCGTTGATGTCTGGTCCCTGAATTCAATATCGGGTATAAGTTTTGATAAGAACATAAAATGTTCTCCGTCTGGGGTCAGGTCAAAGTCACTTGATTCAATATATGAATCAAATGATTCTCCATTATCTCCATGACCCCTTTCGTGATCATAAATATAATTAAGATTACTACTATCATTTTTACTGGTAGCAATAGGATAATTTAAAATCAAAGCTTCATCCCAAGCAGTCCTTACAAAATTATCTGAAGTTGTGCCAATCGACCAGACATTTTCAAGATAATTATATAGAGCGTATCGGTCTACTTCATCGCTGCTGCTTGACGGATAAAACCACATAATCTCATTGGCATTATCATTTACTGCCCCAAAAACTTTATAAGATTGCGTGAAATTAATATCACTTAATATGTAATCCAATACCGTACACGCAAGACGGGATGCAGAACCAGAATAAGAATAGAAACCATCCCTGTCCATGAAATAAATTCGACCATTGGCATTAACAACAGCATTTGGACCTATTAAAGAAGGCCCCCTTGCCACCTCAGAAAAGCTGAAAATAAATGGAGAACCGACAAATCTCATGGATACAATTCCAGCATCTGTCCATATGAGGATTTCCTGTCTGGCTTGAATAGCCCCAATAATTTCAGACCCAGTAGACAACTGAACTCCACCAGACTGGTTCGTAGCAGTAGGAGTCCAGTCAGCAGCAGATTCAATATCTGAAAACCTGACCAGTAACGGGTTAAGTGTCGATGATCCAATTGCATTGCATCCTATTGCAATAACGTGCCTATCAACATCAGACATCATTACCTGAAGGGCAACAGTGGGTGTATCGCTAGCTCCAGAAAGGGTACTGATATTTACAGCTGCAGTAGTAACACCAGCAGATTCGTCCCAGTAATAAATACCACCTCCCCTGACACAGGCAAGCACATCATCCCCAAAAGTGTCTACAGACCATAACCTGAGTTGATTGCTATCAGTCAGCGCCGTAGATGAACCCCATGTACCAGAACCCCATGCCCCAACGCCCCACCCTGTAGATGGAACATACACATCAAGTCCTGAATTGATTTGATAGACTCCATCCACACCAGCGCCACCATTTTCGTCATCATCCGAATTTGCGGTAACTTCATCTCCAGAGGTATCCTTAGCAACTATAGTGTAAGCATTCGCACTTGTTACCAATGCAATTTGATATTTTTGCTGTAAAACAGTTTGAGTTATATTTCCCCCTGCACCGAGTCCATCACTTTGTACACCACTAAAAGTAACAAAATCTCCATTTACAGCACCATGAGAACTGTCTGTAACAGTAACAGTAGAAGACCCATTAGTTGCCGCAAAAGTAATACTATTGGTAGATGTTTTGCGGGTAGGGGTTATATCGTTAAAAACATTTCCTTCCTGAACATATAATTTCTGATGCGTACCAATTACAGTATAGGAATCACCTTCTGCATCCTTATAAGTAAGAATTTTCCTGCAGGTTCCTATGAAACTATTGGCAGAATTTTTAATCCATCCTCCTATACGCTCTGGCTTACCTTTCCGAAATCTGACCTTATCAGCGTCATACCATCCATTTTCATTGCTGTAATTAGTACCTTCCTTATTAATCCCGGGTCTGAATGTAAATTTTAAAAATGGCATTTATCCCTCCAAAACCATCAATGCCAGACGAACTGCCCTTTCTCCGACCTGATCTGCCCACTTTGAATCAAGCATCTCTTCTGCCGCTACATTCCATATTTGGTTTTCCATGGCTTTAATAAATTTTTTGAATCCCTTGAGCTTCCCTAATCCTAGGTTAAAGCACATATTAACCAATGCCCTTTGCCGTTTATCCGAAAGGTCTTCATACCAACTAAAAGACTTTTTCAATTCATCTATACAGATATCTATATCGTTTTGAAGCAAAAACTCAGCCTCTAAATCACTAATTCCACGATCTTCTATATTTCTTCCGATACCAATAGTCAATTTGTCGGCAGAGCATTTGTAAGGTTTTAACCTTACTCCCTCGTCCCTCTTCAATTCTTCAATTAAAGTTTCTCTATTCATTCCACATCATTTAAAGGATTTTCAAGAATAGTCTGAATCCTTTCCTCCAAGTCATTCCGAATTTGACGCATCGTACCATCCATTTCCCTAATTCGGTCATCTAGGTCGTTTCTCGTACCCCGGATTTCTGAGTTCATTTCTTGAAACCGGGATTGCATCTCGCGTTCCATGTCATAAACATCGTTCCGCACTTCCCGTTGTGTCGCAGATGTTTCTGTCTCAATGGTTCTTGAAAGGCGGTTGGCTTCAACGATTTCATCAGACACCGCATTAATATCTGAGGCAAGCTCATTTCGGATGAGGTCATACACTGTCTCAAGCCTCCGAATTTCAGCGGTTATGGAATCCGGCTCAAGTGAGTTCAGCTTCGATTCCGCATCCAGCAGGCGATTGTATAGTTCAAACCCTCCCCACAAAAAACCGCCTACGGTTCCCAATAAAGGCAAAATCAACAGCAGCTTCCCACCACCGATTCGGATTCCCTGATACTCTACCTCTGCCATTATCTATCGTACTGGCTCAAAATCATCTGATTCAATTTCTGCTGTGTTTTGCCGGCCATCATATAAAAATTGAATAGATTATCATCCAGTTCCACGCCCTCATAAATTGAACGATCAAGATACCAATTTGTATTATCCTGAATCTGGGATTGATTCGTATACTGAGAAAAACCTTCCCTGAACCCAAGAAAAGTAACTACGGCTGTCTGATCACTGTCAAAACCGCCTTCTTCAGAAATAGCTTCCAATTGGTCCTGTAAATTTTGCTGAACCACTTCAGCCCCCACTCTTTCAGCCAGAGACTCTACTGCCGAAACAATCCTTTCTTCGCTTGCCGTTGGAGGCTCTATCTCAAACCTTCCGAAGTCAGGGACCTGTTGGGAAAGAAATGTCCCGATATCTCCACCCACGCCCATTGCTTCACTGAAACTGTCTTCAAACTGAATGTCTGCCTGTGTAAAGGTTTCCCCACCATCCAAAACAAAATCCTGTTGCAACTGCTGCTGTTCCTGCTGCTGTTCTGCCACCTCAAACGGGGAGTCAGCGACTATCTGTGTGGCAGGCGTTTCGGTCATCTGAATCTGCTGAATACCAGAAGATTGCTCATGCTGGTCCTGAATAAAAGTGTCGCCAGTGGCAAGAGACTGCTCAGTCTGGCTTACTGGATCGATATTTTGGGAAATACTTGTACCCGAAGATGAAGCATCTGTACTACCAGACGACATGATTGTGTTCCCGCTTTGTTGCTGTGACGAACTTCCGTCCGATGACGATTGCTGGGATGATATTGTCCTAACCGAGTTCATAGCGATAGATACAGCACGATTGTAATTTCTGCGATCATCCTTTTTACTGGACCTCTTCTCTGTTTTTTCCTCTAACTCTTCATCTTCTTCTGCGATCAATTCCATTTCTTCAACAGGATCACTTTCTTCCTCAATCAATTCTTCCTCTTCCTCCACTTCTTCTGCAATACTGATCAATTCCTCCAGTTCTTCTTCATCAATAAGCTCTTCAAGCTCTTCAAAAATTTCGCCCTCAATTAAATCTTCATAAACCTCCTCAGACTGCTCCTCAAGCAAGTTTAGTTGAGCATTTTCGACAAACTCTTCTTCAAGAAGAAAATCTTCTTCTACGCTTAACCAGACATCCGTAATTTCCATGTCCTCAAGGATATAGTCCTCATTTAGCTGGGCTAAAAGGTATTCTCCTTCTATTTCCTGCTCAAAAACAGAAATAAATTCTTCTTCAAATTCAGAGTCTATAAATAAAAGTTCCTCCTCGACAGATGGCTGAAAATCCACATAATCGAATTCTTCGTAAATTTCCTCTGGCATGAATAAAGGAAAATTTTCTTCGTATATCTGTGTTTCCACGAGATACAAATCTTCCTGAAACTCATCTACATACTGGAAATCAAATAATTCCTCTTCCCAAGCTTCTGTCTCAAAAAAGAATTCTTCCTCAAAATACTCAGGTTCATACTCGTAGATATACTCTTCTTCTTCGTAGCCATAAAAATCTTCTTCGGATGAAAATCCGACATTTATAAAGACTTCATCATTGGAAATACCAAGCATGGTGTAATCATCCTCAGTATATGTCCCGTCATCAAAAGTCTCTTCTTCTTCTATAGCGTAAGAATCTTCGATAGCTTGCTGTCTGGCTAGGGCAGACCCATATCCCGCGCATGAACTATGATAAAGATCATCAAGATCACACTGCTGCAACAGGTAAGCTGATGCATACCCGCTGCAATTTACGTTATAAAGACTATTCAGGTCGCATTGCTGTAAAAGATAAGCGGCTGCATAACCCGAACATTCTTCATCGTAAAGAGCGTTGACCCCGCATTGCTGGTTAAAGTAAGCCAACGCATATCCACTGCAATTCACACTATAAAGCTGGTTCGCTTCACACTGGGATGTAATGTCAATTTCCACAAATAAAGACTTGTTTTCCAGCGTAGTGTTAAAGCTGGTGTTGTTCCAGTCCGTGTTGACACAGGAACCTGAAACATTTGTGGTTCCCGTGGAACATTCATCGTGGAAAAGGTACTGCTTGTATTCGGTGGAATCACCCTGTATTCCAATCAGGACATCGTGCTGGATAATGTCTAAATCTTCATACCTGAACTCGATATTATTCGTACCTTCATACAACAGCATCTCAAAGGTGTTATCGGAAGCACGGTGGTATTCACGCAAGTCGTACCATCCAGCTACAAAATAATCATTACCACTAGGATCATCAAAATATTTCGTCAACATCTTTGAGCCGCTGTCGCGGATCAGGTCGGTCCAGAACGGATAAATTGTGTAGGTCGTGTCAGGCAACGGGTCTGGGGTGTAATCATTACAGTAAGACGTAGTAAAGGAAAAGCACCCATTCGTAGCCATATACCCTTGGCTATAACTGTTTCCATAAAAATCAAATGTAAATCCCAAGTTAATCGCACTGGACCTTCCGTCATCGCTGACATTCCATTGGGAAGTGCCTGATTCGTTTCTCAAATCAATAATAGAAGCCGTTCCGACCACAAAATCGGAGGCTCCCGCAACGAGTGGCAGAAAACTACATATTGCAAATATCTTCTTCAGGCGATTCATTGCAGAATTCTTCCTTGCTATAGACC